TGGACGCAAACGCGGGGGCGCTGGAAGTACCTAGATAGGGGGGGGGTGGGTGTCATTTGGCTGCCTTGAAGCGGTCGGTGAAGAACTTGGCCTCGTTGGCGAAGATGGTTGGGAACTTGTCTTCAATGAAGCGCAGCACCTTGGCGTTGATGCGCTTGGTGTTGAACATTTGCGCCACGTCGATGGTCTGCAGTGCCTTGATTTGTTCCGCGTGCTTTGTGCCCGCGTACCTTGACCGGCTGCCCATGGTTGTGCCAGGCACGCGGATCATGACTGTTTTGCCTTTTTTGATCAGAAAGGCGCCGGGTATGGTCTTACGTTGCCCGCCTCGTTTGATCTTGAAGCTTACGCCGCGTGAGGTTTGTCTGGCATCGAATGCGGCCAGGTTCAATGACCGGCCGCGTTTGCTGCCTGCTATCAGCCTGGCCGACAGGTTGAAGCGGCCACCGCTGGCCACCGCGCGGGTGATGCGCAGCGACTGGTTGACCTTGCCAGCCGACAGGTTGAACTCTGCCCTGATCTCGCGGCTCATGGCTGTCTTGGCTTGGGCCACTGTCTTGTTCAATGCGCTGGCCATGGCCTTGCCGGCCACGTCGGTGCGCAGCTGGATCAGCGCGCGCTGCACGTCGGGGAAGTTGGTCTTGATGTCGAAGTTCATGGCTGCGCACCACCCGCTGCTGGTGGCGTGTTGAACATGCACATGAAGGCAAAGCCAAACTTGCACATGTAGCCGGCCAGCTCATCGCTGATGGGCCCGGTGCTGAAGGGTGTGCCGACCACGCGGCCAGCCTCGACCGCATAAAAGCAATTGGCCTCACCGCGCAGGCCACGCCGCACCAGCTCATAGGCCACGTTGCCGATCTCTTCGGCCTTGGCCTGGATGTATTTGTACGTCTCAGGCATCTGGCGCTTGATGATGTCGATCATGGGCGTGACATCTGCCTTTTGTTGCCCTGCATTTGCTAAGTTGTCCACTTTGTCCATACTGTCCATCCTTTTATAAAGAGATCGTGAGATACACACAGGCACTCGCGAGCGCGTGGGTGTGTGCATGCGCCTGCACGCCGGTGTGCGCACATTAGTGGGTGTACACGGCGTCGGCAATGCAGCAGCTGCAACTGGCTTCAATTCAGTTATAGACACCACTACGGACTCTCACGAATCCGATGGACACGGTGGACACGTGGCCACTACGTCATGGGCCCATGCACTGACTTCCCCGCCACCGCGCCACAATGGTGGGCGCGATGTCGCGCACGCCCTCCCAGCCTTTCAGGCACACCACTGCCAATCTTGCGTCTGGTGGTGTTTGCAGCACGGCGCGTTTGTTGCACCGTGACAAGGCATCGCAGCCTGTCAGAACGGCGCATCATCAGCATCCTGTGTTTGATTGAATTGACCCGCTGCGCTTAATGCCGCCTCAGATCCGCTTTCATTTGCGTTGTTTGGGGCCACAGGCGCGTCGTCGGCTTCTGGCTTAGGCCATACCGCAGGCCTGCGCCATCCGCGCGGCCTGCTGCCGTCTGGGCGTGCCGACCCGCGCGCGTACTCCCAGCCCTCGTGCTCAAAGAACCCGCGAATTTCTGCTTGCGTGCCGGGCGTGGCCTTGGCCGCGTCAACCTGCAGCGCCACACACATCTCGCTCATCGTCACGAATTCGGTGAGGCAATTGACAACGCTGGACGGCCCCTCAGTTGTCACAGGCCGGGTCAGCACCGCCATCAGCTGGCTGATCACCGCCGTCTCGATCAGCCTCGACTCCTGCATGGGCACAAAAAGCCGCGACTCATCGGCGGTCGACGGTGTAAACGCCTCGCCAGCCAGGTAGAGCTGAAACGCCTCGGCAAACAACTGTTCACGGAATTTGCGCACAAACTCGATGTTGATCACCTTGCCCACAGGTATCGGCCAGAAGCGGCGGTTACCGGTGCGGTCCTTCAAATACTTTTTGTCGTTGGTCGTGCCAGCCAGCAAGCACTGCCGGGCAAACGATTCAACGAACCGGCCATAGCTAGGCCGGTAGCGGTCGACCTTGGCAGTGATAAAGGCTTTGATCAAACCTACCTCGGCTTTGCCAAAGTTGGCCAGCTCGGCAATCTCGTAGAGCCACAGGCCTTGCACCTGTTCCTGGCCTTCTTTGCCGCGCGCGACGTCAAAGTGCGTGTCGCTGTAGTACGCCGTGCTGGCCAGCGCCTCCACTAGCGTTGACTTGCGGTAACCGCCCGGCCCTTCTAGCACCGGGCAGTAGTCAAATTTGCAGCCCGGCTCCATCACGCGGTTGACCATGCCCAGCAGCCAGTAGCGGCCGACTAGGCGCAGGTATTCACACAGTCCAGCGTCGAGTGTTTCCGGCGACTCGCCCAGCGCAAAGATCAGCCAGCTGTCAATGCGCTTTTTGCCTTTCCACTGCAAAGCCTCAAGCCAAATGCGGATCGGGTGAAAAGGCCTCGCGTGCGCAACCGATTCAATGGCCTCCATCAGCGCGGCGCGCGGTATGCTGGGCAGGCCGTAGGTGGCTGTCAGGTAGCTACCCAGCATCAGGTCAATCGAGCCCGTGATTGGCCCTGCCTTGCCATGCGGCCACGGCCAGGGCAGGCGTGCATCAATCGTGTTGCTTAGCTGGTTTAAACCGAGCACATCGCACAACAGCGGGTCATGCTCCAGGCAGGCGATGACCATTTTGCGCGACGTGAACCAGCGCTCTTTGTCTGCGTCGTAGTAGTAGCGCAGCCACTTTGGGATGCGCTTGCCACCGACCACGATTGAGCCGTCAGCGTCAGCGTTGTCGGCAGCATCACCGGCCCCGGTCCCACCGGGGGGATCGGCGGGCGGTTTTTTGCCAGCGCCACCAGCACCGCCCACAGCGGCATCATCGCCCGCAGGCAGAGGCCGCGCTTGACCAAAGAACGCCAGCACCTGGGCCGCGTCCCAGCCATCTGTGTTGATCGCATCGCCACAGTCCCAGCCGTCATCGACGACGCCAGGATCAGGTATCGGCAGCAGCTGCACCGTGCAGTTGTGGCTGGCTTTAAGCAGCGCACCAATGCCCAGCATCGCCGCCATACCAGGCTGCTTGTCGGCTGGCAGCAGCGGTTTGGCCTGCTGCAGCACAAGGCAGGCCGCATCGTCCAGGCCATTCTTTTCAGAAGGCGTCAGCTTCTCGCGCTTGGCATCACAGTCAGGCCATAACAGCACTGTGCAATCTTTCAGCCAGTCCCAGAGGGCCTTCTTCCAGCCGTTGCAGCCACCCACCCAGCTGGCCACCAGGTACACGCCAGGATGCGCTGACTCGAGCAACTGGTGCAGCTCGCCCGCCTTCTTCTCCCCCTCGACCAGCACCACCGTTCGACCAGACGGCATCGTGCCTGCTGGCACATACAGCGGGCGTGGCTCGTCCCACGTCTTCCACTTCCAGGCGCAGCTGCCATCACGCTCGCTGATGCACCAGGTGTAGGGCAGTGTCTCCTTGCCGCCGTCGCTGGTTTTAAAGCGCACCACATAGCCGAGCAGCTGGCTGCCCATGGTGTAGGTGGCCGTGTGCGCGATGTCTTCAATCCTGCGGTGCGGGTGCTTAAAGGTTGCCGACGGCGCGTTGGCCGGCACGGGCATCATCGTCTTCCACCCCTCACGCTCGACCTTGGGGGCGGGTGGTGGTGCTGGCGGCCTCGGCTCGCGCTTGGGTGCATTTGCATCATCACGCGCAGGTTGCACGCCCGCCACGTCCTCCAGGCCATAGTCACGCGCCAGCTGCAGTGCCGCAGCGCCTATGTTGGGCAGCGCAAAACACGCCATGTACAGCCCGATCAGGTCGCCACCCTTTTCACCGCTGGCAAAGTCGGCCCACTTGCCTGAATTTAAATTGACTGAAAAGCTTTTGCCGTCGCCGCCCTGCACGCTGGCACACTGGTATTCATGGCCCCGCTGCACACCACCCGGCAGCCACTGCGGCACCAGCCGGTCGGCCATGGCCAGCAGCGCTGCTGCCAGCGCTTCAAAGCGTATGGGGGGCAGTTTGCCTAGCTGCGTCATGCGTGCAGCTTTGAAAAATTAGACAAAGGCATGGTCTGGCTATGCAACAGCCCTGATGCCGCCGCGCGCCTGCAGGTGGCTCATAGCCTTCATAGCGCGCTCCATCGTACTGGCCGCGTTGTTAATCACCTCGGCCAGCTTCACAGCCTCATCTTCAGGCGATTTGCGGTCAGGCCGGGCATGCAGCGTTTCATCGCAGGCATAAAGCAGCGGGTCATACGATTCGCAGTAGCACATTAGCCGCAGAACCTGGCCAAAGGTCAGGCGCTGGTCACCCAAAGGGCTGACGCAAACCTTCAGCTTCGAATATGCGCTTTCAGGCTTCATGTCCGGAAACATGTGCATCGCCACGTCACCAAACTTCTTGCCACTGTTGCCAATGGCGGTGGCCATCGCGTCGAATTCATCGTCATAAAACAGCTTCACGATGTGCTCCCATAAGTTTTAGGGGTCATTAGGGGTGACCGTTTAGGCCAAAAAAAGACACTCGGGGCATGAACCAAATTCACACCCAGGCGAGCAGCCGACTTTGCTATGCTGAAAGCTCCAACACCGTCAACAGTCACAAAGGGGCCACTCATGAAAATCAACGATGCCAAAACACACGCGGCCATCAAGATCGACGGGGAAATGTCAACACAGGCGGTCGAGCAATTGATGCGCGACCTGGCCCTACTGCGTGGGCAAATGCTGCCGCAAGTGCCGGTAAAAATCGAAGAATCAGCCACCAATGCCCTCACACAAAGCGACGCAGACATCGCCGCTTGGCTCAGCACCGACGGAGAAGTCAGGCTTGCAGCCAGGCACCTCGGCTACGGCTGGCTGGTTTTCAGCTTCAGCAGCAGGCGAGCTGGCCAGATTGGTCAGGGGTTGGTCCGGCTGGCTGGCGGGGAAGTAATCGATCTCATCACCACAGACCAAGCGCAGGGGCAAAAGGCGCATTGAGTTTGGGCTGTTTGCACCGGGCGAGCAAAAAAACTTCATCAAACACCCTCCGCTACAGTTTCCTGAGCAGCCCGCTTTGCTATGCTGAAAGCTCCAACACCGTCAACAGTCACAAAGGGGCTACTCATGACACCAGACCAATTCATCAGCACAATGCACCGCCAGCGCGCCGACCAGGCAGCATTGCGTCTGGCACTGACAGACCTGAGCTACTGCCTGCCTGCCGAAACCAAAGCGCAATGGCTGCAAGCTCTGCAATCTCGTATTGCCAAAGCCCAAGCAACTGCCCATCAACATCCAGCGGTTCAGCGCGATGCGCTGCTTGCAGTGGCGACGGCATTGGAGTTTGTAAAAAAATCGCTGGAATTGCCGCAAGAGCCAAACGACGCGAAATAGTCATCTCAAACACCCCCCTCTACAGTTTCCTGAGCAGCCCGCTTTGCTATGCGGAAAGCTCCAACACCGTCAACAGTCACAAAAGGGCTACTCATGAAACCAGATTTCGCCAGCATCAAACGCGACTACGAAAAGCTGCGATACGACTTGTTAGCCAGCAACATGGCCCACTTGGCCCTGTTAAGTACCCTGCCAGCCGCGCAACAAGACCAGGCGCTGCAGGCGTATGTAAAACTGACGGTCCAGCAAGAAGAGACCGTCGAGAAAGCACAAATGCCAGAGCTGCTAGCCCACATGCAGGCAGCACACCAGCGGCTGTACTCAGGCCTGCGGGGAGTGGTAAAGATGCAGCGAGCTGGTCTTCTATAGCGCGCCAGTGGCGCGCAAATCGTGCCAGCTCTTCAAATTCATACAGCCAAAGGGCAAGCACGCCAGGGTCGGTAGAAG